TGGCCCTGCGGGTCAAGAACCCGGACGATCCCCGCGGTCAGGACACCAGTGCCGAGATCATCTGGCGCGATCCCGAGTCTCGCTCCCTGGCCGAGCGCGCCGACGCCGCCACCAAGCTCGCCTCGATCGGGATGCCATGGTCGGTGATCGCCTCGAAGGTGCTGGGCATGTCGCCGCAGGAGATCGCGCGCGCCGAATCCCAGCAGTCCGCCCTGATGCTGGAGAGCCTGATCAAAAAACCGAGCGAGGGCGGTGAGGGCGCCAGCGCATGAGCTCGCCACTGGCGCAGGCCCACATCGAGGCTGAGCGGCGCCTGCGCGAGGTCACCGTCGCCGCGGTCGAGACGATCTGGAGCGGCCTACCGGGCTACGACCGGGAGAACGTCGACGAGTGGCTCTCCAAGGTGTTGCCCGTAGTCGCCGCGGCGCAGCGGCAGTCCGTCAACCTGACCGACGCCTACCTGGCGCGCGCCCTCGATCGCCGTCCAGTCGGCGCCGGCGCCGACCAGGCTCTCATCGCGGGCGTGCGTGCCGGCACATCGCCGGCGCAGGTGTACGAGCGCCCCTTCGTCACGCTCTGGTCGAAGCTGGGGAAGGGTGAGGAGTTCGCGGCCGCGAGCACCGCGGCGCGCGCTCGCGCCGGCGGGATGGCGGCTTTTGACGTGCAGGCCTCGATGCGCGACACGCTGCAGCTGGTCGGGCGGGAGGACGACTCGATCTGGGGCTACCAGCGCGTCGCCGACCCGGGTGCCTGCAGCTTCTGTCTGAAGGTGAACGGCGCACAATTTCGCACCGCGGATCCGATGCCGCTACACAACTTTTGCGGCTGCGGAGTAGAGCCCGTCGTCTACACGCGCGGCGTCGACAACCGCAACGCCCTCAGTGCTTTCAATGCTTCGCCAACCCCCGTCCCCGAAGGCGTGGCAGTTCACACGCACGGAGAGATGGGGCCGGTGTTGGCAGATCCGGCTCACCACTTCACCTCTGAGTCGGACCTGTAAGTCCCCACAATCCGGCGCCGCAGGGCGCCCAACCGAAGGAGGCCGCATGGCCAGGAAGTTCCTCGCGCGCCTGCGCGCGATTCTCTCGTCTCATCGACGCCCGATGCCGGGCCTGCATGAACTGCTCGAACGCGCAGGCGTTCCTCGCTCGGCTTCGCCTGAGCTGCTGCAGGTGGCCCAGCTAGCCGATCTTCGCCTTGATGGTGAAGGCGAGGGTGAAGGTGAGGGAGACAAAGGCGGCGAGGGCGAAGGTGACAAAGAAGAAGAGCCCGAGGAAGAGCCGAAAAAAGAAGAGGACAAAACCGACTGGAAGGCCGAGTCGCGCAAGCATGAGAAGCGGGCCAAGTCGGAACGCTCCAAGAGCGAGAAGCTCGAGAAAGAACTCCAGGCGGAGCGGGAAAAGAACCAGACCGACCAGGAGAAAGAGCTCGAAAAAGCGCGCAAGGAGGGCAAGGCCGAGGCCGAGTCCAAGGTGCAGGAGGAGCGTCGCAACGATCGCTTGGAAGTCGCCGTCGCCAAGCGCGCCAAAGACGTCGCCGACGTCGACGACGTCCTCCTCAACATCCAGCGCGCGATCGACGCCGGCGAGATCGACGAGGACGAGATCTTCGACGACAAGGGCAAGGTGCAGACCAAGGCCCTCAACACGGAGATCGACGATCTCCTCGACCGCAAGCCACACCTGAAGGCCGGCGGTTCCCGTCGTCCTTCAGGCCGCGCCAACGGCGGCGAGGGCTCGGGCGGCGACGACGACGGCGACATGAACGACCTGATCCGCCGCAAGGCGGGACGCAGCTAGCACCCAGCAGGGACCGGAGCAGTCTGGGGCCTGCACCGAACCGATCAATCGAAACCAAGGAGGAGGCCCCAAAGTGGGTGTCAAAGACATCATCAGCGACAACGAGGCCGGAGATCTGATCCCGGTCAAAGAGGTGCGGGAGATCATCAAGGGTCTGCCCGCGCAGTCGGCGGCGTTCAGCCTGTGCCGCCGGGCCAACATGAGCACCAAGAAAGAGCGCCAGCCGGTCCTGTCCGCTCTGCCGGTGGCCTACTGGGTCAACGGGGCCACGGGGCTCAAGCAGACCACCAAGGCCGAATGGAAAAACAAGGAGCTGGTCGCCGAGGAGCTCGCGGTGATCGTGCCGGTGCCGGAAGTCCTGATCGAAGATTCGGACTTCGACATCTGGGGCGAGGTCCGGCCCCTGATCACCGAGGCGATCGGCGTCAAGCTCGACGAAGCGTGTCTCTTCGGGGCCGACGCGCCGGACTCGTTCAACGACGCGATCGTGCCGGACGCGCTCAAAGCCGACAATGCGTTGGCTCGGGGCGACAACGGCGACCTCGCGGACGACATCGGCGGCGAGGACGGCGTGATGGGGATGGTCGAGGAGGACGGCTTCGCCGTCAACGGCTTCGCCGGCCGGACCCGGCTGAAGTCGTCGCTGCGTGGCCTGCGGGACAAAAACGGGGGGCTGCTCTTCAACCCCTCGCTGCAGGCCGACACACCGTCGACCCTCTACGGCGAGCCGATCTACTACCCCGACGCCAACGGCTCGTTCCTCGACCAGGGCGTCGACCTGGTCGCGGGTGACTGGTCGAAGTCGATCGTCGGTGTCCGCAAGGACATGACGTTCAAGATCTTCGAGCAGGGCGTCATCTCCGACGACGACGGGAAAGTCATCCTGAACCTCATGCAGCAGGACGCGGTGGCGATGCGCGTGGTCGCTCGCTACGGCTTCGCGGTGGCGAACCCGATCAACCGCAAGAACCAGGTGGAGGCGGATCGCTACCCCTTCGCCGTCCTGGAGTCCGAGGGCTCCTGATCCACCGACAGCCGGGCTGGCCGCATGGCCGGCTCGGCTGTCCTTTTTTGCAAAGGGGGTGAGCCGTGTTCGCGAGCAAAGAGGAAGTCGCCAAACGCCTGGCGCGCAGCCTCTCCGCAGCCGAAGAAGAGGCCGCTGAGCTTCTGCTCGAGCTGGCCACCTCGATGGTCGCCGAGGCCGTTGGCAAGGACGACGCTTGGGCAGAGCAGTTGGACCCGGTCCCCAAGGTCCTCCGCCTAGTGACGCTTGAGGCGACCGCCAGGGCGATGGCGAACCCGGAGGGTCTGTCGAGCTTCGAAGAGCGCCTGGGCGCCCACAGCTACAGCAAGTCCTTCCGGGCCCAGGCCGAAGGCGCAGGCTTGATGCTCACCAAGCAGGAGCGGCTGATGGTGCGCCGCGTGGTGCGCGGCAGCAACAGCGCATCTCCCCGCGTTGACTCACTCGCTAGCGATCTCGATCCGGTGGTCGGTTCCTGATGGGCGACCCGAAGCCAGAGGGGATCCGCCAAGACGTCGAGAGCGACGACGGCAAGGTCACCTTCAACCACCTGCAGCAGTCGCGTCCTGAGCCGGAAGGCGACCAGGAACCAGACGTGATCACCACCGATCCCGGCCGGATCACAACCACTTCGCAGGCAGGCAAATGAGCGCCGACATCGCGATCCTCATCCCCACGCTGGGACGGCCGCAGGTCCTCGCGGGCCTGATGGCGAATCTCCGCCAGACCACCCGGCCGCGCTACCGGGTGTGCTTCGTCATCGACGCCGGCGACGCCGCCACCCAGGAGGCGATCGCCGCGATGCCTCCCGCCGGCGACTTCTTCTCGATCGTCAGCAACGGCACCTACCCGGAGAAGACCAACGCCGGGGTCAGGGCCACCGACGAGGACCTGGTCCTGCCGACCGCCGACGACGTGGTCTTTCACAGCGGCTGGCTCGAGGCGGCGCTGCCGCACTTCGCGGAAGGTGTCGACGTCGTCGGCACGCTCGATCTGACGCCGGCGACGGCCAGGGGGCAGCACGCGACGATGCCGATCGTTCAGCGCTCCTACATCGAGGATCCGGGCGCCGCATACGGCGAGCCGGGTGTCTGCTTCCATGAGGGCTACCACCACAACTTTGTGGAGACGGAGCTTTGGCAGCTCGCTCTCCACCGCGGCGTCGCGGTCTTCGAGCGCGGCTCGGTGATCGAGCACCTTCACCCCGACTGGGGATCCCGAGAGGCCGACGAGACGGATCGGCAGGGACACGGCCAGGGGTGGGATCGCGATAAGGCGCTCTTCGAGCGGCGGAGGGCGCAGTGGACGTTGTAGTCCTGGTGCCTCGTCGGCCGGAGCGCTGGCGCGATCGTCTCTGGGACTTCACCCGGGCCCAGCTCGAGGCATCGGCAGATCTGCCGATCTTCGAAGGTCTCGACGAGGGCCCGGCGCCGATGAACCGCTCGGCCGCGATCAACCGGGCTGCGGCCGACGCCGGCGATTGGAAGCTCGCCGTGGTGCTCGATGCCGACACGCTGATCCCGGCCAGCCAGCTGCAGCAGGGGATCGAGTTTGCGCGAGGCGGCGAGCTGGTGCTGCCACACGACCACTTCCGCTCGCTCAGCAAAAACGCAACCCGCGAGGTCCTCGCCGGCGACCTCGATCCAGCGGAGGCGCCGGTGCGCTGGGTCAAGAACGAGACCAAGTCATCCTGCCTTTGTGTCGGCCGCGTCCTCTGGGAGGAGGTCGGCGGGTTCGACGAGGACTTTGTCGGCTGGGGCTATGAGGACGCTGCCTTCTTCGCGGCCTGCCGCGCGCTGAGCGGCGTCGCGCGGATCCCCGGGCCGGTTCACCACCTTTGGCATCCGCGCTCGGCGGAGAAGGACACGCAGAGCCCTCAGTACATCGCCAACTGCGAGCGCGCCGGTCGCTACAAGGAGGCGCGGGGCGCGGAGGAGATGCGCGAACTGCTCGAGGCCCTGCGTTGATCCTCCTCGCGGTCACGACGGATGGGCGCCGCGAGTGCCTCGAGCGGACGATCGCCTCAGCGCGCGAGCAGCTGCACGGTCTCGATGGGCCGCACCTGATCTTCGATGACTCAGGAGACCGCGACTACCAGCGCTGGCTGCGTGAGACCTACCAGCGGCAGGGCTTCACCGTCGCCTACGGTCGCGAGCGCGTTGGCCAGGGCGAGGCGCTCGCGCGCATGTGGAAACACCTCGCCGGCAGCGAGTACCGAAATCACCCCTGGGTCTTCCACCTCGAGGACGACTTCCTCTTCAACCGGCCGGTCGACCTCGAGCAGCTGCGCGAGGTGCTCGAAGAGCATCCCCACCTCGCCCAGATGGCGCTGCTTCGCCAGCCCTGGTTTCCCGGCGAGGTCCGCGCCGGTGGGATTATCGAGCGGGATCCCGACGAGTACACGCAGGTCAGCGAGGGCGAGCTCAAGTGGCTCGAGCACCGCATGTGGTTCACGCTCAACCCCTGCCTCTACCGACGGGAGCTCTGCGAGCTCGAGCGCCCGATCGGCCACAGCCACGAGTGGCACTTCAGTCGGCGGCTCTGCGAGGACCCCGATGTGCGCTTCGGCCTCTGGGGCGACGGCACGCCCTGGGTAACGCACATCGGCGAGAAGCGCATGGGTCGTGGCTATTGACTTCCTGGCTCGCGAGAGCCACTTCGCCGACCACCTGATCCCAACCTGGCACGAGCTGCCGAGGCGACTGCGCGGCACCTTCTACGTCCACCCCGAGATGCTCGAGCAGCTGTCCGCGGCCTCAATCGAGGCCGTCGCCGTCGAGGAGGCGCCGGAGTCGGGCCCACTCACCCTTGTGGCCAGCTATCGCGACCTGAAGCTCGCCCGCGGCCTCTCGCGCCTGGTCGTCTACTCCGAGCACGGTGCGGGCCAGTCTTACGTCGGCGTGAACTCCGGCTCCTACATCGGGGCTTGTGATCGCGCCGGCGTCGTGGCGACACTGGTGCCCGGGCAGATGGCGGCCGACTGTCACCGCCGGGCGCACCCAACGATCCCCGCCTATCCGGTCGGCTGCCCGAAGCTCGACGTGCATCATCGGGCGCCCTTCCGCCGTCGCGGCGATCGTCCCGTGGTCGCGATCAGCTTCCACTGGCAGTGCCGGGTATGCAAGGAGACGCGCGGTGCCCACAGTCACTACCGCTCGGCGCTGCCCGCCCTCGCCGAGCGCTACGAGATGATCGGCCACGGCCATCCCCGGTTGCTTCGCCAAATCAGCCGCCACTACAAGCGTGCCGGGATCGAGGTGGTCGAGGACTTCGCCGAGGTCATCGCGCGCGCCGACGTCTACTGCATCGACAACAGCTCGACGATGTACGAGTGGGCTTCGCTCGACCGGCCCGTGGTGGTGCTCAATGCCCCTTGGTATCGCCGCGACGTCGAGCACGGGCTTCGTTTCTGGTCACACGCCGACGTCGGCCCGCAGGCCTGGTCGCCCGGGGGACTGCCGGCGGCAATTGACGAAGCGATCGCCGACCCGCCCGAGATCGCGCGGCGCCGGCGGGACATCGTCTCCGACGTCTACCTCGCCTGTGATGGCAAGGCGGCCAAACGCGCCGCGGCCGTCCTGGCCGACCTCCACAAGGAGTGGTGAGCATGAGCATCGACGAGCTGATCAACCGGCCGTGCACCGTCACCCGCCACCTGGAGGGCGACGATCACGATGCCTACGGCGACGAGATCCCCGACGACGTCGAGGTGGCGACGGTGTGCGAGCTCCAAGGCCAGTCTGGCTATCGCGAGGAGTCCGAGGGCGTCGTGAGCGATACCCGCTGGAATCTCTTCCTCCCCGCCGGCACGGAGATTAGCTCGGGGGACACGGTGACGGTTGATGGTTGCGCCTACGAGGTCGAGGGCGACCCCTGGCCGGCGCGGAACCCGCGCACGCATGAGCAGTCACACGTCGAGGCAGTGGTGCGCCGGACCGCCGCACCGGCAGATTTGCCGGAGGGCTCATGACCCCGATACCCGACATCGAGGCGCTCATCGGCGACCACCTGCGTGACGAGCCGGAGATCGCGGACATCGTTGGCGATCGCGTGGTTGGCAGGACACCGAGCTCGACCGATAGACCCTGGGTCCGCGTCTTCCAACTCGACGCCCAAAGTAGCGGAAGGTCGACCACTGACCACCTGGTGGAGTTCTACGTGCAGCTCGACTGCTTCGCCGGCAAAGCAGCGCAAGGCCGGCGCGGCGAATCCTCGCTTCTCACGCGCCTGGTGCGCGCCGCAATGGTGGCGATGCCCGAAGCCGCTCACGCCGGTGCCGTCGTGAGCGGGGTGCGCATCGACGGCTGCCCGAGGATCCCCGACGGCGACTTCGACCCTCCCATGGAGCGCTATGCGCTTACAGCGACGGTTTGGGCGCACGCGGTCGAGGAGGGGTCGTGACTCGCTTTCAGCCCAACACGGACTTCGAGTTGCAGCTGCAGGCCCAGATGAAGGGCACCCTGATCAAAGCTGCCAACGGGGTTCGCCGGCGAGCCGAAGGGGCGAAGCACTCGATCATGCCGAGCAGCCGCTCGGGCTCGGTCGTTGTCGAGGTCGACGGCGACGAGGTGCGCGTGGTCAACACCGACCACGGCGCCCATCTCGACGAGTACGGCTCCGCCAAGAACCCGCCCTACTCACCGCTCAGGCGCTCTGTAAGGGCCGCAGGTCTTCGTCTCGACGAGCACGGCAAGTAAGCCGCGCCTGTCCGTTCCGAACACAACACAACCGCCCCAACCGGGGCAGGAGGACCCACCATGCAGGACCACAAAGAGCTGGTCGTTGCCCCGGGGGCTGACATTTTCGTCGGCGCTGCAGCTGCGACCATCCCCGACGATCCGGTCGCCGAACTCAAAGGGTTCGTCGAACTGGGCTTCATCACCGAGGACGGCGCGGAGTTCAGCCGCGACCTGACGATCAAAGAGTATTTCGCCGCCCAGCGCCGCAACGCGGTCCGGCGCGAAGTCGAAAAAGAAGACCTCGGCGCGAATTTCACGCTCGAGCAGTTCAACGCCGACAACTTCGTCTTCGCCTTCGGCGGCGGCGAAGTGGTCGAGGTCAAATCGGGGATCTACAAGTTCGAATTCCCGACCGGCGACGACGCCCTGGAGGAGCGCTCGCTCGTCCTGCGCTGGGTCGACGGCGACCGCCACTACCAGCTCGGCTTCGAGAACGGCAACGTGGTCGACGGCGTCAAAGTGCCGCTCAAACGCTCCGACCTGTCGGTGCTCAACATCGGCTACAAGGCGCTCGCCGGCGAGAGCAACGACTCGATCGGGGTCTCGTTCGTCACGGACGACGTCGCCTTCGAGCCGACCGGCTCGTGAGCGCCGCTCGCAAACCGCGCGCCAAAAAAGACTCGACCGCCGCTGCCCGTAGCGAGGGCAGCGGCGAGCCGCGGTCGGTCGAGGTGCGCGGAATCAAGTTCACGCTGCCCGACGAGGTCCCCTTCTCGGTGATGCTGGCCAACCGCAAGCTGCTCGCTGCGGCGGAGGAAGAAAACGAGGGCGCGCTCAACTTTGCCCTGCTCGACATCGCCGAGGCCTACGTCGGCGCCGAACAGCTTGAGCAGTTCGCTGCGATGGGACTCTCGGCGAAAGACGGCGGCAACGCGGTCGAAGAGCTGCTCAAAGAGATCAGGAAGGAGTTCGGGATCGGCGAGGGGGAATCCTCGGCCTCATCCGACTCCTAGCTTCTCGCTGGGACTTGGTTGAGGCGGACTTCCAACGCTTCTACACCCTCGACCTGCGTGCCGAGGTATTCGGCACCCACACGGCCCAACCGACCAGCGCCCGCAGACTTTGGGTGCTGGTCGACGGCCTTCCCGATGACGCGGCCACCTGGGCTGAGGACCAGCTTGGGTGGACGAAAACCGACGAGTGGAATGCCTTGACGATCGAGGCGATCAACCACTGGGGCGCGCTGAGCTACTCGGCGATCTTTGCGCTCGGCAGCCGGGGCAAGTGGCCCAAGAAATTGCCGATGCCCCAGCGCATCTACACACACCCCGACCGGCCCGACCCGGAAGGGGAGAAACCGAAGAAGGAGGTCGAGAAAGACCCCCACGCGATCGCGCGCTTCTTCGGCCTGCAACCGAAGGGAGGTGACAAGGGATGAGGACATCGGCCGGTACCGCATGGGTTGATTTCAAGGGCGACTTCAGCAGCCTTCGCCGCGAAGCCGCGCAGGAGGCGGCGGTCGCCGGCCGGAGCTTCTCATCGGGCTTCGGCAAAGCGATGTCCACCGTCGGCGCCCAGCAGAAGAAGCACTTCGAAACGGTGACTCGTGGGGCGAAGATCGCGGCGGCCGGCGTCGGCGCTGCCGGTGTGCTCGCCGTCAAGGACCTGATTCAGACCGGCGCCGGCTACGAAGCGCAGATGTCTCGCGTCAAGGCGGTCAGCGACGCGACCGGCAAGCAGATGGGCAAGCTCGACGCTTTGGCGATCGAACTCGGGGCGAAGACCAAGTTCTCCGCCGGCGAGGCGGCCGAAGGGATGTACGAGCTCTCCTCGGCCGGCTTCGGAGTGAGCGAAATGGCGGACGCCATCCCCGGCACTCTCGATCTCGCCGCGGCGTCGAACATCGCCCTGGCAGACGCCGCCGAAATCTCCTCCAATGCTCTGCGCGGCTTCGGCCTCGACGCGAGCGAAAGCACCCACGTCGCCGACGCCCTGGCGGAATCGGTCAACACCTCCTCGGTGGAGATGGACGACCTGCAGCTTTCCCTCAAGTACATCGGGCCCGTCGCCAAGGCCACCGGTCAGGACCTCGAGGAGATGCTCGCCGCGGTTGACGTCATGGGCGACGCCGGCATCAAGGGAGAGCAGGCGGGCACCACCTTGCGCGCTGGTCTCCTGCGCCTGGTCAAGCCGACCAAGCAGGTGAAAGAGGGCCTCGCTGATCTCGGCCTCACGACCGAGGACGTCACCGGGCCCAAAGGTCTTCTCCCGCTGCCGCAGCTGATCGCGAAGCTGCAATCGGGCATGGGCGACCTGAGCAAGAGCCAGCAGGCTCAGGCCCTCGCTTCGATCTTCGGCACCGAGGCGATGTCGGGGATGTACGAGCTGGTCGACGCCGGGCCGGCGAAGCTGGAAAGGCTCACCAAGAGCCTCGAACACTCCGACGGCACCGCCGAAAAAGCGTCGAAGACGATGCTCGACAACGTCTCCGGCGCCTGGGAGGAATTCTCAGGCTCGGTGGAAACGGCCGAGATCATCGCCTTCAAGGAATTCCGCGGGCCGATACAGGACGCCCTGCACGACGCCACGGACTTCGCCAACGAAATCGGCGCGATCATGAGCGACGACCGCCTCGACTTCGGCGAACGGCTTGCCAAGTCTGCGCAGCTGGCCGAGGGCGAGCTCGAACACCTCTGGGACAACGCGCACATCGGCGAGCACGTGGCCGACGCGATCGACGCCGCGGTGCCGGTGGTTGCATCTCACGCCGGTCAACTAGGGCTGAAGGCGGTTGAGGGATTCGGCGAAGGCTTCCTACATGCCGACCCGCTGGGCAAGGCGGTGATGGCGACCTGGGCGATCAACTTCCTTGGCGGCAGGGCGGCATTCGCCGGCGTTGGCAAGTTCTTCGGGATCTCGCTGGGGAAGGAAATCGCCGTCGAGACAGCCGCGACCGTCGCCCGCCCGGGTGCTACCCAGGCGATCGCCGGCGCGCTCGCCGGCGGCGCAGCGGGAGGTCGCTGGCTTGGCACGGACACACGTGTCGCTCGAGCGGGGCTCGAAGCCGCGGGTATGGGCTCGCTTGCTCGGCAGACCGAGCGGCAGGCGCTCGCCGCGCAAGGTGGGATCTTCGGCGGCATCGCCGGCAAATCTGCCGGTGCGGGCATCGCCGGCGGGATCATCGGGACGCTGAAAAGCATCCAGTGGGGACGCATTGGCGCAGTTGGCCTCGGCTTGACCCTCGCTGACGACGTCGTCAGCGAGTTCGACCGTCGCAGTCGCGAAAAGTCCGGCGACCTCCTCACCGAGCTCCACGCTCAAATCGAAGGGACGAAGCTCGGCGCGGGCCCTCTGAGCGTCCACCTCCACAAAAACGACGGCAGTCTCTTCGACCCGTTCGGCGTGCTCAGCGACACCGACGAAGTGACGAAGCTGAAGAACGTCAACGCCGAGCTCGAAGAGATGTCCAAACGACGGGTTCAACTTTCGCAGTCGACGATCGAAGGCCTTCGCGCTCAAGCCGAGGAACTCAACCTCACCAAAAAAGCGCGGGCGCAGCTCGATCAGATGCTCCGCGTCGCGGAGCAAGGGCACCAGCTCCACCTCGGCGTCGACCTAGGGATGAACCCCGAAAAAATCGCTCAGTTCCAACAGGGACTGTCGACTCTGAAATCGGGCGTGCTCACGTCGATGCATGACATCCGCAAGGTCACGCGCGACAACCTGAGCATTGTCTCTGCCGAATTTGGACTTAAAACGAAAGAGGGCAGGGACGCGGTTGCCCAGAATTACCGCGCGGAGGTGATCGCGATCGGTAAGGCGATGGCCGATCAGGAGATCACGGTCAAGCAAGGACTTGCCCGCCAAAAGGAACTCCTCCGTGACGCCAACCTGATCAGCGGCGACGATCCCTTCGGTATCGCCAAAGGCTTCCGCAACTCCTGGCGAAAGGCTGGCTCGATCAACGACCAGCAACGCAAGCAGGCGATCGACGACCTCGGCAAGATGGCACCGAAGGCCCGCCAGCAGGCCTTCAATTCCATGGTCCAGTACGCCCACGGGCTCGTCCAGGGCGGCAAGCTGCCGCGGCAAGACCTCAAGGACTTCGTCTCCTCGGCGCTCTCGACCTTCAGCGACCTGACCGTCAAAGGCAAGGGCTCCAGCCTCAACCTGGCGATCGGCGTCTCGCGCAACTTCGGCTCGATGGGCGGCGCGATCGCCAACGTCCTCGAACTGATCAAGGACAACACCAACCAGTCGCTAGGTGCCTTCGGTGCCAACCCGCTCGACTACGCGATCAAGCAGGTCGGCGATCTCCTGGGGCTCACCGGCGGGAGCCAGGAACGCCAGACCGGCGGCTTTATCGTCCCCGGCACCGGGTCGGGCGACACCTTCCGTACCGCCCTCCCGGCAGGGAGCTTCATCGAAAACCGCGAAGCTGCCCGGGCCCAGGCCTTCGCCGAAGGCGGTCGCCTGATGCCGGTGGCGCTCGAGCCGGGCGAGCGGGTCTACCTCCCGCCGGAAGTGAAGCAGCTCGGCGCCGACAACCTCGAAGCCCGCAACCGCGCCATCCCGCGCTTCCAGAAAGGCGGGCTCTTCGAGAAGCCGGAGATCTCCGGCCCGGGCGGCCCCCTGCTCGACATCGCCCACGGTGCCGAGGACAAGGCCTACAAGGCTGCGATGAAGTACATCGCCCAGCACCGGCCGAAGGGCGGCCCGGGCTACTCGGGCCCGCCGATCGGCCCCGCCGGCACCAGCTCCTACAAGGGTGTGCTGATGGCAATCTGGGTCAAGGAAGCGCTCGAATACGCAGCGAGCCAGGGCGTCAGCGCCCAGCCCACCTCCGGCTACCGCAGCCACGCGGAAAACGTCGCCCACGGCCGCAACTACTTCTCCGAACACGAGAAGACGCAGTACCCCGGCGGCGCCGTCGACTTCGGCGGCTACGTCGACCCGGCGGCGAAGGCGGTCAAGGACGCGGTCGTGGCAGCGACGCGCGGCTTCAAGTACCCGCTGCTGGCGCCGGTCGGCTTTCGCGACGACGGCCATGCCTCTGGTACCGGCCACCAGCTCGGCGGCCTGCTGCAGGAGCTCGCCGACGGCGGCTGGGTGAAGACCGGCTACACGACCTACGACGAAGACGGTCCTGGCGCCTTCGGCGATCTGATGAAGGGCAAGGGGTACGCCGAGCTGGGGGCGGCGACCTCGAGCGGCTCAGGGACGGGCTCCGGCTTCATTGCCAAGGCGCTCGGGATGAGCGGCGAGTTGCCGAAGGATTACGCCCTCGACGTAAAGATCGGCAACCACTCGCCGGCGACGCTCTACAAGCGTGATCGCGGCTACGGCCAGGGCGATCCCTACTACTCGATCGACATTCACCATCTCGCCTGGCCGGACGTCGGACTCAGCGGCAACAGCAAAGGCAACGCCTTCATCCGACCCGCCGGCGGCAAGGGTGGCTCGACCGAGGAAGACGTCCCGGCCGAATACCACGGCGCCAAGACCAAAGACCTCAGCCTCGGCCCGATGCCCAAGTCGCTGCCGGGCGTCGAGAAGGAGCTCACCCGCCGCCGCGGCGACCTGCGTCGCTACCGCCTCGCCGCCAAGATCGCGGCGACGAAAGGCAAGCCGAAGATCCAGCACGCGATCGAGGTCAACATCACCGCGCTGGAATCCTGGGTCCGCCAACTGGAACATGAACGCGCCAAGCTCCGGCGCGAGGCGGCAAAGAAGAAGTTCTCCAAGAAGCTCGGCAAGAGGCTGGCCAAGCTCACCGGCTTCGAGACCCTCATCGAGGGCAAGGAGCGCACCTTCAACATCGCCAGCCAGAGGGCCGAGCAGCTGGTCGACCTGGAGCCGCTTGCGCCCCAGCTGGCGGCCAGCGCCACGGACGCCGAACGGGAAGACGCCGAAAAGAAGCACGTTGCCGGGCTCACTGCCTACATCGAAGGCCAGGAGCGCCCCGCCTACACCCACCTGCTCGAAACCGCCGCCGACTGGCGTAACGCGATCGTCCTCGCCGAGCAGGCAGCTGCCGGCGACTGGGCGAGCTCGAAAACGCTGGGCGGCCTCGAGGGGAACTGGGAAGACAACGTGATCTCGATCGACCACGAAATCGACCAGATCGTCAAATTCTCCAAATCCCACAGCGACAAATGGTGGAAAGAACATCCGAAAGCCGATGCCTTCTTGCACCAGCAGCTCGCCAAGTTGCCGATGCTGCGCTTCAAGGACCGCGAACTGCGTAAGGCGCTGGGGGAAGCTCGGGGCGAGTTCTTCCCCGGCAAAGCGCGTGTCCGTCCACCGCAGCCGCCTCTACCGGGATCCGGCACCTTCGAGGACGCCCTCTCCAACGTGCAGGGCATCCACTGGCCCGACCAGCACGAACTGCTCGCCAGCCTCCCGGGCGGCAGATCTGCCGGTTCCTTCGGCGGCGTCATCTGGGACGTGCAGACGTCGATCGCCGAACTCGGCCTGCGGATCTCCGAGGCGGCGTCGAGTCTCGACGTCGGGACGAGCGCGGGCCAGGGCGACGACGAAAGGGCCCAACTGCTTGAGGAACTGCTCCGCCAGGAACGGGAACGCAAGGTTGCCGACTCGATCTGGGAGGACATCTTCCACATGGGCCTGCAGGGCGGCGGCTCGATCGACGTCATGCCGCCCTACGCCGGTAAGGCCCACGTCGGCGCGATCGTCCCCGGACCCTCGAGCAAGGAGAAGACGATGGTCGTCAAGGGCGGCGAGGGCGTCTTTACTGAGGAGCAGATGCGCCGCCTGCAGCCGGTCTCTCCTGGGCCGACGACGGAGGCTCCCGTGCCTCGCATCGAGGTGCAGATTCTGGACGGGGCGGTCGACCCGAGCAAGATCCGGGTTGTCGCCAAGGATGAGGCTGAGGTAGTCGTGCGCGGCCACGCGCAGCGCGCCAGCAGCCCAAGCGCCGGGCGCGGCGGGGAAGGGTGGCGATAGTGCCGGAAGAAGGACTCGTACTGGATCCCGTCGAGGTCGCGACACCCGATCGCGGCGAGCTCGACCTGCACGCTGCCGACGACTCGATCCTCGTCCGCTTCGAGGGCGTCGACTGGCCCACCTTCGAGCCCGAACTCTTCATGGTCCAGAGGTCCGTCGGCGAGCGGGCGATCGACTCGCGGCTGCCGAACCGCACGGTGACGGTGCCGCTGATGATCGGCGCTCGAGGCGACTTCTCAGCCTCCCGCCATGCGCTCGAAGCGAAGGCCGCGCGAATCAACGAAGAGGGCGGCTGGCTTCGACGAAGCCTCAAGGACGGCAAAAAGCTCTTCGGCGACGTCGAGAAGGCCACGCTCAAGTTCGGGGGGGAAATCGACCAGGCCATCTCCGACCTCGACGCCAACGCCCAGCTGACCCTCGAGGTCTCAGAGTTCTACGGCGAACCCGTCGAAACGGCGCCGGTGAAATCGACGAACGGTGAGGCGATCGTCACCGTGCCGACCGTGGGAGGAAACCTCCCGGCGAGGACCTCGCTGATCGTCGAGGACGAAGCGGGCGCCAATCACCTGGGTTTGAAGTACGGCTACCGGTACAGGCCGCCCGACGCCGCGACCACCGCGGCGCTCTCCTACAAAGCCACCGCGCTCGACCCGCTCGACATCGCCGCCGAAGTCGTGCTCGCCGGCGCCCTTGGCGGGAAAGCGATCCGCCACAACAGCCTCGCGACCGACTGGACGCCGGTGCTGGGGACGAACCTGGCCGGCTCATCGTTCCTCACCCACAAAGGTCTCTACCGCGTGGAGGCGCGGGTCTACTCGACGTCGGGCGAACCGATCCAGGGGCGCTTCGTCTACGACGTCGGGGACCTGGTCGGCGCCTCGCCGCTCGATCCGCTCTGGATCCCGGACAACAGGAAAACCTTCTACACGCTCGACTTCGGCGAGATCAACCTCGAAGACAACCCGATCGGCGCCCACCGCTGGCAGGGCGCCTTTCAGTTCCGGGGCGAATACGGCGGGGAGAACATCTACATCGACCGGGTCCGCTTCTGGCCGGTCACCCACGGCCACGGCGTGCTCTTCACCACGCCGAACGTCGACCAGGGGCTGGCGGACTACAAAGCCCGCGACGAGTTCAATCAGAGCGCAGGCGCCCTCAGCGGAAAGGCGTTGCCGGACGGCTCGGGGAGCTGGGTCACCAGTGGCTCGACCAAAGGCGACTTCGAATGCGCCGGCATCCTCAAACGCTATCTGCAGCGCACCGCCAAAGAAGGCGGCGAAGAATTCGGTCGCTTCGCAGAAGCGCCGGGCGGCTCTCTCCCGCTCGTGGCCCTGCAGATCGACTTCGAATGGAGCGCGCTCTCAGAAGCCCTGATCTCCGGCTTCAACGACAAAAACCCCGGCTCGCCGGCACTGTGGGCGGAAATGCCGATCGGCGAAGACGGCAAGCTCAACCTCTTCGGCAACCGCGTCGATTACGACTGGCAGGCCGGAACTCGCTACACCCTGACGCTGCTCTTCAACGGCACCGGGCAGTACGCCCTGGGCTACGTCAACGGCGAGCTGGTCGCGATCACGACATCGGGCCTTCCCGCGACGCTCCCGATGAAGCTCGTCGACCACTGCGTAGCCGCGGCGCTCACCCGGATCTACGACAACTTCCTCGCCTGGGTGCCGAACCTCGAGGCCGTCATCCTCGCCAACCAGCTGATCGAGCTCACCGAGGCAGGCTGCTACCGCTCGAGCTCGGACGGTCAGGGCTACGGCAAGATCGAACCGATCGGCGACCTGCCCAGACTGCCAGCCTCCGGCGACGAGCAACGTGAAGTGGAGATCATGATCGCCACCTCACCTGGGGACTACCACGAGATCCCCGACTCGAGCTTCCAGAACTTCAGCGTGCAGACGCTGACCCGTCCGTCTCGGATCTTCGTGCCCTAGACGGCGCCCCTCGTCAAACCCGCTTGGGCGCGCTGCGCCCACCAACAAGGAGGAGACCTTGAACTACCCACCCGATCCGGGCGGCGTCTTCGCGTCCGACACGCACCGTCGAGTCGCCGGCAACCTGCCGCTTCCCGACGAGCCCCCGATCAGCCTCGAGGACCTGCTCGGCCGCGTCGACGACGACGCCCATACGCTCGTCCCCGACGTCGACGCCCTCGCCCAGGTCCTCGCCGAGCTCGCCTCGAGCGGGCACGCCAAAGAGCTGAAAGCGGGCTGGCGGCTCAGCGCCGGGGGGCTCAGCACGCTGGCGGGCCCGATCGCCAACGAGCCACCCCCGCTCGAGGGCAAAGCGCTCGAGGACGCCGAGGCCGCCAACGCGGCGATGGCAGAGGAGGGCGCCCGGATCGAAGGCGAACGCGCGAGCGCTCGCGTGGAGCACGCCGAAGAAGAGCTCGAGGCGGCCAAGGCGGCCGCGAAGGAGGTGGCCTGAGATGGAACTGATCGAGCCGAAGGACGCGCTTGAGATCGTCACCGTCAAGCTCAACCCTGGGCGCCTGACCCGCTACGGCAGGCTGCTGCGCGACCTGCAGCTGGCCCCGGACGGCATCACGCCGGCGGCCAGGTTCGCCATGGGCCTCGAGGCGGCTGGCAAGTCCGACTACCTCGAGAACAAAGACCTCGACCACAACCTCGGCGATGGCGCCTTCACCTCGCCGGCGACCGTGGCGCTGGCCCTCTGTACGTCGGTGCCGACTGACGCCTCCACGGGCGCGACGATCGTCGAGGCGACCTACACGGGCTACGCCCGCAAGGTCGTGGAAGCCGCGGCGCTGAGCGCCGCAGCGTCCGGCTCGAAGACCAACTCGTCCGCCCTGGAATTCGCGGCCTGCACGGCCGGCTCCTCGACGATCATCGGCTGGGCTCTCCTCGACAGCTCGGCGACCGGTGCCGGCAACGCCCTCTACTGGGGCACGTGCACGTCGACGGTGATCTCGACGACGCAGACGCCGGCGACGGTTGCGATCGGCGGGCTCGTCGTCACCGAGGACTGACCGCGTAGGGCCGAGGTCCCGTGAGCGCCAAATACTCAGAAGCGGTTCTCGCCGAGGCAGGCCTGGTCTCCTACTGGCGCCTCGGCGAGGCCGCGGGGACCGAAGCCGCCGACAGCAAAGGCACCAACAAAGGCGTCTACAAAAATGCGCCAACGCTGGCCCAGGCGGGCGCGATCGTCAACGACGCCAACACCGCGGTCAAACTCAACGGCACCACGCAGTACATCACCGTCGCGCACGCCGCCTCGCTGAACTTCGCCGACGTCTTCACCTTCGAGTGCTGGGTGAAGCGCTCAGCACTCGGCGGCGCCAACGACTGCCTGATGTCCAAGGAAGCGGGCTCGGCGCGGGTTACCTTCACCGGGGAAAACAAAGTCAAGCTCCGCCGCGCCGGCGTTGCCGACATCGTCGAGTCGAAAACCAAAATCGCCGACACGACGCTCTGGCACCACGTGGTCGTCACCAAGAACGGGGCGACGACGAAGATCTACGTCGACGGCGTCGACGTCACCGGCACCGTCACCAACAGCACCCTCGTCAACAACGAAAAAGAACTGTGGTTCGGCGCCGAGCCCGGGCCCGAAAACTTCCTCTCCGCCTCGCTCGACGAGATCGCCCTCTACAACGTCGCGCTGAGCGCCGCCCAGGTCCTCAACCACTACACCCTCGGCCGCGGGACCGACTTCGCCGCCGCCGGCGGGAGCTCGTCCGCGACGCTCTCCCTCCGCGCCCCCAACCGCCTGCAGCTAGGCAGCGCGCCCGGCTCGAGCTCGCCGACGCTGGCCCTGCGCACGCCGACGGGGATCCCGATGGCGGCTGCGCCAGGCAGCTCGAGCCCGACGCTCAGCCTCTTCGCGCCTTTCCGCGTGCCGATGAACCCTTCCCCCGGCACCTCTTCGGCGACGCTGCAGCTGGGCGTCAAAGTCAAACTTCCACTCGGCACGGCGCCGGGGAAAGCGAGCGCGACGCTCAGCCTCAAGGCACGTCCGCGCCTCACCCTCTCGGCCGCCGGCAGCGCCTCGCCCACCGTCACCTTTCGTGCCCGCCCAAGGGTTCGAGTGCGCGAGCTGCCGCCCCTGCGGAAGTCGATCATCATCGAGAACCCGCGAGGCAAGCGCTTCCGCTGGGGCGAGGACGAGCCGAAGGCGGCGAACGTCTTCGAAGACCTCACCTCCGGCTCAGAGGTGAACGGGGGCTGGTCTGACTTTTCCTGCACGCTCCCGCGCAAGCCCGGCGTCGACTACAGCGACCTGCTGCGCCTCTCGACGATCAAGGAGTACAGCAACGGCCAGCAGGTAGGCGAGTACCGGCTGGAGAGCACGCCTCGTGTCTCTGGGGACAAGATCGCGGTCACCCCCAGCGCCAAGGGGTGGAGCTCGGCGCTTGAGGACGACGAAACGGCGCAGGAGATCATCATCGACTGCGACGAGTCCGGCTGGGGAGAGCCATCCACCCAGCGCAAGGCGAACTTCCTCAAAGAAAATTACAAGCAGGCGGCTTCGATCTCCTCCGGCTGGACAGACGCCGGCGAAGCGCCGCCGGGGATCCTCATGGACTTCACCAGCGTCACGCTGGAAGAAGGCAAGAACGAGATGGGCGAGCAGTGCTACTACGGCGGCGGCGTCGACATCGGCGAAGTCCTCTACTTCTTCAAGGTGCTGGCCGGGCCCGAAGGCAACGCCAGTTGGATCGACCTCGCGCGCCTGAGCGACGACGACGTGATGTCGAGCTACAACGATGGCAGCGATCACAACGCCACCACACAGAGCGCCGCCGTTCCCAAATCTGTACAGGCGCCTGGTCCGGGTCGTAAGTACGCCTTCCTGATCAGCGCTTGGGCCGGCGGCGGCGCATCGGGCCAGATGGCCGACGTCCACGCTTGGCTGCTCCCCAAGGTGCTGGGACTCCATCCCCTCACGCTCCGCGGCACCTGGCCCGAAGTCGGCTTCCTCGAGGGCGACATCGTCGCCTACCTGGCGGCGAAGTACGCGCCAATCCTCAACTTCACCACGGGCGAGAGGGGCACCATTCGCCCGGGCTCCTTCGTGATCCAGCAGTTCGCCTTCAAAGAAGACACCACGGCGCTCGCGATGATCAACGAGGCCGCGCGCTTCTCCCTGCCCGAATTCGCCGTCTGGAACGACAAGACGCTCTACTACCACGAGCGCGGGGGCGGCCTCTCCAAGCGCTGGCGATCGCGGATGCGCCCGGCCAAGTTCGAAGAAACCGGGCCGTCCATGGAGCGCTCCTTCAACGGCGCGATCGGCACCTACCGCGACGACAGCGGCGCGACCCGCCGCGTCGGCCCGCTGCTCGACGACGACCCGCTCAACCCGGCGAACGAACTGGGGATCAAACGCTACGCGCGGCTCAACCTGCAACGGGCCCGCAGTGCCCCCCGGGCCGAAGAAGCCCTGCGGGTCTTCCTCGAGGACGCCAAACAGCTCGACGGCTCCGGGCGGGCCACGCTCGTGGGCCACGTCGAAGACGAGTACGGGCACATGCATCCCTACGACCGCGTCAAGGGAGGCGACTACCTGCAGCTCACCGATGCTGCGGACACCAGCTTCCGCCGGATCGTTCGGGCGCCACGCACCCGCAGCTCCCGCTCGGCCTCCGTCGACCTCGACGCGCCGCCGGCGAGCCTCGATGCCCTGCTGCAGCGGATAGAGGCGACCTTCGAATCGGTGGCGCTGGGCTGATGGTCGAGGAGCCGACGCCGCTCAGCCTGATCTCCGATCGCCAGGACCGCCTCAAGGAGGACATCGAGCGCCTCGAGGGGGAAACGAAGGAGATCCCGGTCTTGCGCAAGGAGGTCGGGTTGCTTCGCGAAGCGGTCGACCGCAACACCAATGTGATCTATCGAGCCGCCGGCGCCTTCCTGGGATTGGGCGTACTGAGCGTGGTGTCGGCGCTGATCGTGAAGGGAGTGATCGGATGACCGAGGCCGAGGGAATCGCGGAGCGCGCTGCTCGCGCGCGACTCGTGTTCGGCATCGCCCTGGGCGGTGTCTGCCTACTTGCTGTGGCTGGGCTGGTGGTCGGCATCCTGGCGAGCGTCGTCAACGCCCGCCAGGGCGACGACATCACCAACGTGACCCGAAGGGTGGAGTCGGCGTGCGCGGTCAATGCCTCCGGCGAGAAGTGCCAGCAGATCAAGCGCGAAGCCGACGAAGAGCGCTCGGTCCGCGACACCTGCATTGCGTTCTGGAAGGTCGGCTACTCCTGCCCGGCGCCGAGCTCTGGAGTCAGGCTCCCCGCAGCTGCAGGAGGTGATGCCCTACAGCCCGCTCAAGCGGGCCAGCAATCCGCGCCGACGTCGGTCGGCGACGAGGGTGATCAGGGCGACGAGCAACCGCACTCCAGCGTTCCACAGCCCAAAGGATCACCGCCCCCACTCCAGCCCGCCGGCAAAGTGGCGCCCGCGCCTTCCTCGACGCCGGCAGCGCAGGGCGAACCAGAGTCGCCAGGCCCACCAACGACGTCTTCGCCCGAGCCCGAACCTGAACATAGCGAACCCGGCGTGCTGGATCCCGTCCTGACCGGGGTCTGCTCGCTCGCCGACCTGCTTGCCCACCTCTGCAGCTGACCGGCAGATCTGCCGGTCAGCGGGAAGGAGACCGATGCCCGCTGCACGTCACGACCTTCTGATCGAGAAGGGCTCCACCTTCCGCCTCGAGGTGACCTGGAAGGACAGCGCCGGGGCCCCGGTCGACCTCGACGGCTACAGCGCCAAGGCGCAGGTCCGCAAGAGCTACACCTCCGAGCCGGTCCTGACCTTCGACTCCGCCGACAACTCGATCGAGCTCGGCGACGGAGGCAAGATCACGCTGCTCGCCAGCGCCACTCAAACGTCGGCCCTGCCGATCTCGAGCATGTGCGTCTGGGACCTCGAGCTCACCAGTGCCGGCGACGAGGTGACCCGCCTCCTCGAGGGAGAGGTCAGCTTCTCCGAGGAGGTGACCCGATGAGCGACGGAGACACCGTCGTTGTCGTTCGGGATCCCGCACGTGAGGTGGTCGAGGTCTCGGCTCCCGGCCCCCAGGGTCCTCAAGGAAAACAGGGACCGCAAGGACCGGCCGGCAAAAACGGGAGCGCCGAAGGGCCTCCAGGCCCGGCCGGGCCGCAGGGACCGGAAGGGAAACAGGGACCGAAGGGAGACCAGGGCGACCAGGGCATACAGGGCCCGAAAGGTGCCGAAGGGCTGCAAGGTCCGGCGGGGCCCGAAGGTCCCCAGGGCCCGGACGGCAAAGGTGAAATGGGGGCGCAGGGACCGAAAGGCGAAAAGGGCGACCAGGGCGACGTCGGACCGGAGGGACCTGAAGGCAAACAGGGCGCCAAAGGCGACGCCGGGATTCAGGGGCCGCAGGGCCCCGAAGGTCCAGCCGGACCCGAAGGGCCACCCGGCAGCGGTGGCTCGGCTGTCGCATGGGAAGACGTCGAACTCGGCGCCAATGTCACACCCTTCGGTGCGCCCTATGCGCCCAAAATCGCGGTGGGTCAGGACGGCCAGCTTGCCCACCTATCGGGTCTGATCACGATCGGCGCGGGAGGCGTGGTCGGCGGCTCGGTCCTGTTCACCGTGCCAGCCCCGGCCTGTCCGAAATACAAGAAGATCCTCGTCGCGATCGACGGCAACAATCCGACAGCTGCGGGTCTGATGCCTGTCGTGGTCGAACCAGACGGCAAAGTGAAGTGTGCCGTCGCATTCAATGCCGGCCAAATCCCCTCCTTCGACAACGCCTCCTACTCGTTGACGCACTGACAGCCTGGGGCTTCAGCGCTCCCACGGCATGTCGGGCACGTAGTCCGCGTAGGGCTTGGGAGCCACTTCCTTGAACTCCTCGAATAGCTCAGCGATGCGCTCGGCTTCCTCGGCCAAGTCTTCTTCGGCTTCGGCCTGCTCCCTGTCTTTCTCATCGGCCATCGGCCGACCGTAGCAACCGCCTCTCGCCGCCTAGCGCGGCCTCCATAACCACAACCGAAAGGAGGTCCGCTATGCGGCGGACCCTGCTCGCCCTCGTGGCGGCGCTGATGTTGCTCGGCGCCGGCGTCCAGGGAGCAAGCGCCTGGACGAACGGCGACGCGCCCTCGAGCGCGATGTCGCCGATCGCCACCGGCGTCAAGTGCACACCCCTACAGGGCCAGCTCGAAGACAAGGCGGCCGCGGCTTGGAACTCGATGGCGCTCGCCGCCGGCGAACGTCTTCCCGACAGCGGCTGCGACTCGGCCTACCGTCCCTACTCGCGCCAGCTCTACTACTGGCAGCTCTATCAATCGGGCCGCGGCAACCTCGCCGCTTACCCCGGCACCTCCAACCACGGCCTCGGCCTGGCGATCGACGTCCCGCAGTTCGTCCGCGGCTACGTCGACGAGCACGGCCAGCGCTTCGGCTGGTGCAAGTGCTGGTCCGACGCGCAGTCGGAGTGGTGGCACCTCAAGTACAACGCTGCCGTCTTTCACCGCCCCAACCCGGGTACCAACCTCCACAGTCCCCGCCTGCAGAGAGGCTCCGGCGGGCCCGGCCAGAACGTCTATGTCCGCAAGGTCCAAAAGCTCCTGCGCGGCCACGGCGACAAGTCCGTCGACGTCGACGGCGAGTTCGGCCGCTCGACGGCGATCGCCGTCCGTCGCTTCCAGAAGGCCCAGCGGATCCCCGTCAACGGCATCGTCTCGCCTCGCGTCTGGAAGCGCCTGCGCCGACCGATCTCCAAGCCCGTCAAGACAACCCCGGCGAAGGTCCCCGGTCTGACCAAGGGGGCGCCGGCCAAGAAGCCGACGAAGCCCCACAAGCACCCGGCGCGCAAGCCCAACAAGCCCGCCTGGGGCATCGACATCTCCTCCAACAACGGCTGCCCCGCGACGGGCCATCCCGCGATCAACTTCAAGGCTGTACGCCACGACGGTGCCAGCTTCGCGATCACGAAGGCAACCGAGGGCACGACCTACCTCAACCCCTGCTTCGGTCGACGGCAGCTCGCCGCGATCGGCGCGGCGCACCTGGTGCCCGGCGTCTACCACTGGCTCTCGCCGGGCGGGAGCTCGGGCAAGGCCGAGGCCGCTTTCTTCGCCAACGCCATCGGCCACGCTGGTTACGGCAAGGGCTTCCTGATGCCCTTCGTGGACGTCGAGGAGAAGACCTCGCTTTCCGACTCCGCCTGGTGTCACGAAGTCGGCGAATTCGTCCACACGGTCAAGAAGGTGCTCGGCGAGAAGCCAGTCATCTACACCTACCCGAGCTACGTCGACGAATACCTGCGGGGATGCTCGCTCCTCAACCACTACCTGCTCTGGATCGCGCACCCCGGCGCTGATCGCCCACTGATCCCGAGCCCGTGGCACGTCTTCACGCTCTGGCAGTACACATGGACAGCGCACGTCGCCGGCGTCGCCGGCGAGGTCGACGTGAGCAAGGTCCGCGGCGGCCGCCGCGCGCTCGAGCAGCTGCGCGTCCGCGGCCTGCCCAAGCGAGTGCGAAAGGCGCCGCGCGCCAAGAAGGTCACGGCGCCGCTCGCCGCTGAGTCCCGCTCGGTCCTGCGAACCCACGTGCCCGCGGCCGACGCGGAACCGCTGACCGAAGTGCCGGTGGCTCAGGGCGGCATCCGCCCCTAGCTCCACCGGATCTCCACCTCCCCGTCGGGATCTCCCCGGCGGGGAGTCAACCCTCGAAGGAAGGATCAAGATGAACCTCATCGCCAAACGCCCGACCGAGGCCCTCACCGGGCCCGCCCTGGGCCTCGCCATCTACGGCTTCTCCACCCAGGTCGGCGTCCCGTCGATCGTCGCCGGCGCCATCGGCGCCATCGGCGTCGTCTGCGCCTTCGGTCCGCTGGTGGTCTCGCAGGTCGTCGATGCCGTCCGTCGCTGAGAAGCCGGAGAGCCCATGCGCGGCAGAGGACTGCAGCGTCCTCTGCCGCGGTCGCACCTGCTCCTCTCGCTGCCGCTCGAAGGTGTGGAAGGCAGAGAGGGGCTACAAGGACCAGCGCTCCGTTCGGAACGCGAGCCAGCGGCGCTCACGATCATCTGAGAGTCGTCCCCAGACACGCTATGCGGTCGTCCAAACGCGCGGCTGCATTCTGGAGGTGCTCGCCTTCGACTCAGCCCGCAGCCGGCGGGCGGTGGAACGCGCCTTCGGGATCTCCGATCGCAACGACCTGGCGGCGATCGCCGCGAGCCACCTGCCGGCGGGGGCGATGTAGGTGGAGCGCGATCACGCGCTCGAGCGCGAAGTCCTCGAGCGCGCCAACGTCCCCGAGCTGCTCGCCACCCAGGTCCTCGCCCGCCTCGATCACTACGAGCAGGCCCACGGCAACACCGGCTGGGAAAAGCCGATCGACGAGCTGCTCGTCGAGGTACAGGAGGAGGCCGCCGACATCGCCGGTTGGGGAATCGGCGCCGCCCGCCAGCTCGACGACACCCAGATGCACCGCCTGGTGGTGGCGATCGCCCTCGCCGGTAAGGCCTGGGCGGAGATCGAGGCGCTGCGGGAGCTCCTCGCCGCCGGTCGTGGCTGAGCCATCGGCGCCCTACATCTGCTGGCACTGCGGCAGTCGCCTCCCGGGCCCGCCCGCGGCGATCGTCATCCGGCCCAGCGGCCGCCGCGTGCCCGTCTGCGAGGACGGCGTGCTCGCGTCGATGCCCTCCCGCGAGGAGCTCGAACGCGCCTGGCTCCGCCAGGCGCTCACCGGCAGGCCTGCCGGTTCCTGAAAAACTCAGACGCTCGACCCAACGCCCTGTCGCCCACGCTGGCGATGGGGCGTTTAGTCGTTCTAGGCGGCGTGGTGGGAAGGATGCGTCTGGTGACGGCGTGGGACGCAGCGGAACTTGCCGTGGCGTCGTACACGCCGCTTGCCCTTGGGGCACTTTGGAGGCGCAGGTCGGGCCACTAGGGCCTGGGAGGCGACCAGAACTGGCTCAGAGACAGAGGTGCAACTGGCTGGCTGGCAGCTCGGCGTATACAGGTGCGCATACTGCAGGTAGAGGCAGATTGTGTCTCGCGCCGGTCGATTTCGATAGGGCTTCAGGTCGAGACTGAGGGGGCCGCTTTCCACAGTGCCATTGCTATAGAAGGGTTCTTGGTATCCAGGCAGTATCGGACTCGGCCCCAAACTGTAGGGCCCTCCCTTTTCCCAGAACTGACTCCCAGTGGCCGCTTCTTGGACCGCGGTGGAGTCCGCTGGGCAGCCGCCTTCGGCCTGAGAGATCAAGAGGGCCCTTCCGGCCCAGGTGCAATGTGCATCGACGTCGGGTGAGCCACATTGGTCGAAGGTCACCGAGAGGTTGGCCACTGCACCCGTCGTCCACGTGGAATTGGCCGACGGATTCGTGAT